AAGATATTCATAAAATATATTCTGGTCAAGATAAAGACACTGATGCTAAAGTAGTAATTACAACGTGGCAATCTATTTATAAACTTAAACCTTCTTGGTTTAAGAAATATGATGTTGTTTTTGGCGATGAAGCTCATTTATTTAAAGCAAAATCTCTTATAGATATTTTAACAAAAATGGTTGATACAAAGTATAGATTTGGATTTACTGGTACTTTAGATGGAAGCCATACACACAAACTTGTTTTAGAAGGTTTGTTTGGAACAGTTAATAGAGTAACAACAACAAAAGAACTTATTGATAATAAACAACTATCAGCGTTTGATATAAAGTGTATTATATTACAGTATCCAGATGAGATACGTAAGGCAATGAAGAAAAGCACTTACCAAGATGAAATAGATTATATTGTAAGAAACGAAAAAAGAAATAAATTTATAAAGAACTTAACTCTATCATTGAATGGAAACACTCTTTTATTGTTTCAATTTGTAGAAAAACATGGCAAAATTCTTTATGAATCAATGGAGAAAGAAAGAAAAAACGTATATTTTATTCACGGTGGAATCGATGGTAATATTAGAAATGAAATAAGACAAATAGTAGAAGGGCAAACAGATGCTATTATTATTGCTTCGTACGGTGTTTTCTCTACAGGAATAAATATTAAGAACCTGCATAATATTATATTTGCTAGTCCAAGTAAATCGAGAATTAGAAATCTTCAATCTATTGGTCGTGGACTTAGACGAAGCGAAACAAAAGAATCTGCTACTTTATTTGATATAGCTGATGATTTAGTATGGAAGAGCAAAAAGAATCATACTATATTACATCTTGTAGAAAGAATAAAAATATACAACGAAGAAAAATTCAATTATAAAATTTATAATGTTAAATTGAGGTAAATAAATGAAACTTTCCAAAGGCGATCTTTGTATAATAAAAACAACAGACCAAGAAGTAATAATTGGAAGCTATACTGAAGAAGGATCAGATTTTGTAACTATAGAACAGCCATATTCAATATTATTTCAAGAACCATTAGACGACGGCCATCCGCCAAGAATATATTTATCTAAATACAACATGTTTGGTAATAATAGATTTACAACTCTATCAAAATATAGTATAATAACACTATATGAAAGTAGTGAAACTATTAATACTTTATATGCTCATTATTTAAAACTAAAGTTAAAAGAAAGTGAGCAAATAAAATTTATCAATTTATCTGATGATGATGAATATGATTCAATGAATATGTTAAATAATAATAACAGTAACACAACAATTCATTAGGAATACAATGGCACACTACGTAAATAATAAAAAAATGTATGAAGCATTATGTGAATATAAAAAGAAAGTCGCAGAAGCAGAAGAACAGGGAAAAGAAAAGCCTAGAATACCAAACTATCTTGGTGAATGCTTTTTAATGATAGCAAATAGATTAGGAACTAAACCAAATTTTTCTGGTTATACTTATAAAGAAGAGATGATATCTGATGGAATAGAAAATTGTATAATAGTTATAGATAATTTTAATAGTGACAAATATAGTAATCCATTCGCATATTTTACTCAAATTATATGGTATGCTTTTCTTAGACGAATAGAAAAAGAGAAAAAACAAACTTATATAAGATATAAATCATTCCAAGAACTAAATGCTATGGGTGATCTTGTGAACTCACAGGATAGCGAAGTTGAAGTAACATATACAATCAATATTAATGATGAATACATGAATAATCTTATAGAAACTTTTGAAAAAACTAAATCAAAGAAAAAGGCGGCAAAGAAAAAAGGATTAGAAAACTTTATAGAAGAAGAAAAAGATGATGATGCAGAAAAAAAATGAACATTTGGTGCCAGATATGATAAAAGATATGTGCCAAAAATTTGAAAAAATAGATAAAAGAAGTGGCGAGTTTTCTGCTGTAGCAGAAAGACTTACGACTATTCGTGATTATATCGATTTATATTTGAAAGTTAGAAATTTTAAATGAATGAAAAAGTAGCTATAATTACAGACACACACTGGGGTATTCGAAACGATAATTTATCTTTTTTAGAACATAACAAAAAATTCTTAGATGAAGTTTTTTTCCCAGAAATAGAAAAACAAAAAATACAACATATTATACATTTAGGTGATTTAACAGATCGCCAAAAATATATAAACTGGAATACTGCGCACCATTTAAAAGAAGATTTTGTGCAGCCGATAATCGATAAAAATTTAAAATTGACTATAACAATAGGCAACCATGATACATATTGGAAAAATTCTAATTATGTAAACTCTATTAATAATTTATATGGTTTTGTTGATGCTATTGATATAATAGAAAAACCAATCGAAAAAGATTTCTTTGGAACAAAAGTTTTGTTAATGCCATGGATTTGTAAAAAAACAGAAGAAGCTAGTTTTGATTTAATAAAGAACACAGATTCACAGATATTAATGGGCCATTTAGAAATATCTGGTTTTGAAATGTATAAAGGAGTTCATCATCAAGATGGATTAGATCCACACATTTTAGATAAATTTGATACGGTTTTTTCTGGACATTTTCATCACAAATCATCTAGTAAAAATATCCATTATCTTGGCTCTCACGCTCAATTTACTTGGTCTGATTATGGCGATGAACGCGGTTTTCATATATTTGATTTTAAAAATAGAGAATTGACTTTTGTAAAGAATCCATATGAGACTTTTAAGAAATATGTTTATGATGACTCGATTATGGATACGTCAGATGTTGTAAATTTTAAAACAGAAGAATTTAATGATTGTTATGTCAAAGTAATAGTTAGAAATAAAAATAATTCATTTTTATATGATTCAATTATTGATAAGTTAGAAAATAGTGGAGCTATAGATATTAAATCTGTCGATGATAATTTACATATCGATACTATAGAAGCAGATGATATTATTAATGAAGCAGAAGATACTATTACAATAATTAAAAATGAAATTTATAAAACAAAATCTGGCGATTTAAAAAGCATTGAAAAAAATATGATTAGTTTATATGAAGAGGCCCTTACACTAGAATGATTGAATTCAAATATGTAAAATGGAAAAATTTTCTAAGCACAGGAAACGATTGGACTAGACTTGAATTAAACCAACACAACATGACATTAGTTATTGGAGAAAACGGAGCTGGTAAATCTACAATGCTCGATGCAATAACATTTGTGTTGTATGGTAAACCATTTAGAAAAGTAAACAAGGGTCAACTGATCAATTCTATAAACAATAAAGAATGCTTAGTAGAGATTGAATTTAGCATAGGAACAAATGATTATCGTGTTAAAAGAGGCTTAAAAAAGAATATATTTGAAATATATAAAAACAATGAACTTATTGAGCAAGATACTAAAGTATTAGATTATCAAACTCAATTTGAAAAAACTGTTTTAAAGCTTAATTTTAAATCGTTTTGTCAAGTTGTTATTCTTGGATCAGCATCATTTATTCCTTTTATGGAACTAAAGCTAAGTGATAGAAGAGAAATAATAGAGGATATTTTAGATTTACAAATATTTACTATTATGAATTCTTTGCTTAAGAAAAAAATGGAAGTTAATAATAAAGAAATTGTTGATGTAGATTATAACATTAAATTAATAGAAGAAAAGATAATATTAAAAGAAAAACATTTAGAAGAAATGAATACAAATCATCAGGAAATAATTGATGATTATAAAAGAAGAATTAAAAAAAACGAAAATATGATTTTTGACAATGATTTAGTTATTGATGAAATAAGTGAAAAAATATCAAATCTTCAAAATAAAACAAAAGATGTTAATAAAATAAAGAAGCAATTAGAAGAGTTTAGACAAATAAAAACAAAGATTGTTACAAAAAGATCAAATATTGAAAAAGAAATATCTTTTTTTAATAATAATGATGTATGTCCAACATGTAGTAGAGATATAGATAAAGAATTTAAAGATAATAGAATATCTGTTAAAAATATTTCTATTAAAGAACTATCAGATGGTTTAAATAAACTAGAAAACAAATTAGAAGACATATCAAAAAGAAACGAAGAAATAACTAATATTAATAATGAAATAACTTCTTTGAACACAGATAGTATTATAAAAACGAAATATAATAAAGAAATTAATAGAAACATACAAGATTTGAACAAATCTCTTGAGTCTATAATTAATAAATATAGTACAACTGAAGGATCTAAAGAAGAAATTTCGTCTCTTGAGAATGAATTGAATAAGTCATCAAAACTCAAAAAGAATTTACACATCAATAAAGATATTTATAGCGTGTGTTCTATTATGTTAAAAGACAATGGTATCAAATCAAAAATAATAAGTCAATACGTTCCGGTTATAAATAAACTTATTAACAAGTATTTAGCAGAATTAGAATTTATGGTTCAGTTTGAACTAGATGAAACATTTAATGAAACCATTAAATCTAGATTTAGAGATGAGTTTAGTTATGCATCCTTTTCAGAAGGAGAAAAAATGAGAATCAATTTAGCTATACTATTTACATGGAGAGCTATAACAAAAATAAGGAATTCTGCTTCTACAAATCTTTTAATATTAGATGAAATTTTTGATGGCTCATTAGATGCTGCTGGAACTGAAGATTTTATGAAAATATTAAATAATTTAGTTAAAGGAGTAAACGCTTTTATTATATCTCATAAAGGCGATCAATTACATGATAAATTTGAAAAAGTAATTAAGTTTGAAAAAGTTAAACAATTTAGTGAAATATCAACATAGGAATATAAAAATGTATGCAGTTAAAATAAAAAACCAAGATGGATCTGAATCTTATATGACTAATTTTTCAGAATTTTTAAATAGCCCATCAGCCCAAATAACAACATTTGAATCATTGAGTGAAGCCGAAGTATGGGCTCAAAACGTAGAACTATCTAATTATAGAATAGTATCTTTAAATGAAACAGCACAATTAAACGGATAATATTATGATACATGATCTAGTTGAATCAACAAATCCAATTTTAAAACAAAAAATGGATAACTTTGATTTTATAAACCCGCCAGTAGATCCAACAGAATTAACTAAAGATCTATTAGAATCATTAAATAGATATAATGGATATGGGTTATCAGCCAACCAATTGGGTCTTCCATATAGAGTTTTTGTTATGAAAGGCAACCCAAATTTGGTTTGTTTTAATCCAAAAATTGCTATGGCCGGAGAAGAAAAAAATGTGTTAGAAGAAGGTTGTTTGAGTTTTCCAAACTTAGTTGTTAAAGTGCAAAGACCAAAGCATGTTAGAGTAAGATTTAATACGCCATCTGGTATTATAATAACAAGACAATTTACTGGAATGACTGCTAGAATTTTTCAGCACGAATTAGATCATTTGGATGGTATTCTTTTTTATGAAAGAGCAAATCGATATCATAGAGATATTGGATTTAAAAAAATGAGAAAATGGAATAAGCAAAAAGCTAAAGAACCCACTAATTTATGGAAGTACACACATGCCTAAAAAGAAAACAGGAAGAAACCAAACTTCAAAAGGTGAAAGAAATAACGTAGCAAAGTCTGCTACAAAGGCTGGAAGAAGAGAATACTTATCAGTTCCAGTACTTAGATTACAAAATCAACTTAATGCTCTTCGTAAAAAGAAAAGAGTTGTTTTTACAATTAGAAATCCAAACGAAAATGAAACAAATAAGCAATA